TCTATCATAATTTAATTGTGTGGATCGTAATATCTTATTATCCAACCTGTTCCTGCTATTAGTATAGCAATAATTATTAAACTTGTCATGTCTTCATTATGTATGCTAACGCATAATATGGTGGTCTATTTTCATGTGATTGTCCTCCACCAGCAGAACCTGTATTTACAGTAGTTACTTTACAGTCATTATTACTTGCTGGCCATGGACGATATCCTACATCATTTTGAGCATCTTGTCTATCCCAAGTATGAGTGTGAGCAGGAATTTGATTTAGTGTAAGAGTCACACTAGAATTACCACCAGTATTACCAACACCGTAACTAGAACCAGCACCAACAATAAATCTGTCTTGTAAATTTGGTGTACCATTCTGACCATTACATAAAACAAAACCATTTGGAATAGCATTAGTGGCACCAGACCATAATATTATAGCACCAGTTGGAAGTCCTCCTCCACCAGTACCAGTAACTTCAAGATTTCCATTTACTTTTACACCTGTTGCTGTGGTTTCTAATTTTGCTGTAGTGTTACTACCACCATCATAAAATAATTTTACTGCACCATTTGCAATACAGTGAATCATGTCTTCTGCAGCACCAGGAGTTGCATCTTTTTGAAGATATAGATTACTGCCATTAGTAACAATGCACATGTCACCAGTTCCTATCTCACTGATAAAACTATTGTTGCTATTTACATCATGAAAGATTTGCAAACAATTACTAGAACTCGTTCCAAGTTGTATGTGACCACCAGAAGTAATGTTATAGGTTCCTGCATTAGTGTCTACTATAGTTAGACCAGCAGAATCTATCTGTAACTTACCAGATAAACTAGATCCAGAACTTTCAGTGGTTCCTATAAATGCCATGTGACTAAGTTTTAAATATGTATGCTAACGCATAGTATGGTGGTACAGTATTAACTGTGTCAGAACCAGACCCACTAAAACTATGAGTGTGTCTTCTGTTTAAAGAACCTGTTGATACAGAATTACCTCCAGTTGCTAAACTTTCAAAACCTGTAGAACCACTAACAGAGATGTTTACAGTATCAGTTGTAGAACCACCTGTTGCATCTACAGCATAAGAACTTCCTGCACCTACTATAAATTTATCCTGTAAATTTGGTGTGCCATTATTACCATCACACAATACCCATCCAGATGGTATTGCATTTGTAGCACCAGACCACATTGCTATCAGTCCAGTTGGTATTCCTGATACCCCTGATAAATTTGATCCGTCTCCAAAGTATGCCATATTAAACCTCAGTTAAGTTGAACTTATATTTCTTACCAGTGGTTCTATTGATTAAGAATAGATCATCAGCACCCTCTTGCATTGTCCAGTTTCCTTCAGTTCCATCTACCTCGTTACCACCCATTCCTGTGTTGTTTAGATGAACGTCACCAGAGTAGACGTTTGCCCAACGTAAGTTAGATGCTCCAAGATCTTGTGCGTTATCTGAACCAGGTACTAAGTCACCATCGGAAGATTGTATGCGTAATCTTTCTACGAGTACACTACCATTATCAACTGCAACAACAAAATCAGCTAAATTATCACCTTGATCATGAGCATATAATCTAATATCACCACTACGTCTTGTTCTAAATTCCAATCCATGATAATAACCATTATTAGAACCAGTGTCTTCAATTCTTAAACAGGCAGTATCGGCATTACCTCCAGCATAGTTTACACTAGATTTACCTACAACTCCCATGTAGCATGTAGCGTTTGAAGTATTACCTGGTCTAACTTTGAAATTATCACTAACAGTCAATGCACTAAGAGTTCCGACAGATGTTAATGATGATCCTGTGACTGCACTACCAAGTGTGTATGCAACACCAGCACCACTTAAATCAATCTGTCCTTGACCACCACCATTTGTAGGTCCGATAACTTTATTAGTATCACTGGCAATTAGAATACCATTTACATAATAGTTCTTACCACTTGCAAGATCTATATGTTCTGATGATGTCCAACTATTATATGTTACACCACCATCAACTCCTCTCCATAGGAATGTCTTATCACTTGTACCCTTAACAATAATACCACCGTCTTCTGCAGCAGTATCAGAAGGACCTATCGCACTGAATGTAGGTGTACCAGATCCTGTTACGTTGTTGCTCAATACCGCTGTGTCGTTTGTGATACTTACAATGATTGTTCCAGCAGGAACTGTAATACCAGCAGTGTTTGATGTAATCTCCATGCCAGGTATTAGTCCTAGTGTAGGAGCAATCGCTACGATATTTGCAGATCCAGATACAGCAGTACATGTAAACTGTGTACTTACAACAGCAGCAAGTTCAATTGCCTTGTCTGTAATCTGTACAATATTAGATTTAATTGTGGTTGTAGTACCATTAACTGTAAGATCACCCTTGATAAGTGTATCTCCATCTACGGTAAGATTTTGACTAGTACTAATATTGTAACTAGAATCACCACGCAACCATGCTTGTCCACCAGAACCAATAACAAGTTGATTATCTCCACTAATATTAGGAGGTCTAAATGTTACATCAGCAGAAGTCTCGTTGTATGCAGGACCTATAAGAACGTTGTTATTACCTTGTACATCAAAACCAGCATAGTGTCCAATACAGACGTTTCCACTACCCGTCGAGTTTGTCTCCATTGCATTGTTACCAATCGCAAGGTTCTTACTACCAGAAAGTGTAACAAGTAATGCATCTTTACCAATACCAATATTATTATTTCCGACACCCGCTGCCCTCAAAACCCTGTGGCCAATTGCAGTATTGGATGCACCAATATTATTTGTGAACAATGCTTGGTATCCAAATGCTGTGTTCTGAGATCCAGAAGTGTTTGCAGCAAGTGCTGATGTACCCACACGAGTGTTTGTATTTACAGCACCACCACCTCTACCAATTTGCATTGGATCACTAGAAGTTCCACGTATTGTAAGGTCTGCATTTTCAATGTTAAGATTACCATTGAATACAGCGTTATCATTTGTATCAACACCAACAGTGAGATCTTCTTTAAGTATTAAGTCATGGTTGATAGTTGTATCACCAGTTGAAGCACCCATGACGATGCTTCCAGCAGCACCACCAAACAATATACTTGTAGCACCAGTGTTAACTAAATTAAATCCTGCAGATGTTGTAGTAATACCAGTTAAAATTGTAGGGTTGGTCTGGAATACTAACTTATCTAATCCTGTTGTATCTGTAATCAAACCACGCATCTGTGTAGATGTGGTAGATGAGAATGATGCAAGAGTATCAGATCTATATGCTACGTCTCCACCAACTCTAAAGTTAACAGCAACTGTTGCAGCAGGGTTATCTGATGTTAATGTTAGAGAATCATTTACATCCAACACTTTAGATGTTGCGATGTCTAGTGTTGCAGATGCAGTTGTACTAACTATAAGACCATTGACTGATGTCGCAACAGCAGCACCGATGTTAGGTGAGGTAAGTGTTGGAGATGTAAGAGTTTTGTTAGTAAGAATCTGTGTCTCTGCCTCTGTAACAAACCTTCTTTCAACAGAACCGTCCCATCCTCTCCAGTATCCACCAGAGTTAAACCACTGTAATGATTGATATTTTGTGACAGATCCACTACCATCTGTTTCTAAGTTTATCTGTACACCGCCGTCATTTCCAACTAAATTATTTCCCTTTCTTAATTCTATACTATTGTCTTCTACTATTAAAGTAGTAGTATTTAAAATTGTTTGAGTGCCATCTACAACTAAGTCACCAGAAACTGTAACAGTAGACCCGTTATCAGAAATCAAACTGTTTCCTATCTGACTGTTACCAGAGTCCCACTTTAATAATTGATTACCACTAAAGTTACCAGCATTTTTTAATTGGAAATCTGTACCTGATAATAAGATACCAGCGGATGCTGTCAACGCTGCACCAGTGTCATCGTTAGCAGATGTGACTGTGAATGTTGTTACACCACCAGCAGTTGCTTGTGAAATGCTAGTAGCACCAGTTCCTACAAACTTAAAGTCTCCTGCAGTAACAACGTTAGCACCAGATGAAAGTCTAGTTACTGTGTTTGTATCTACACTAGCAATACTAATTGTGTTACCCGCTTGTGATACTGTGACGTTTGCTCCACCAGTAAACTCGACATCACCAGTTACAAGTGATCCAGCTGCTCCTCCCTTCAATCTGGTTATAGTATCAACAGATGTATATGTAATTGTTGAGTCGCCATTACCATCAACACCTTGAGCAACAGTAGTAGCACCACCAGATAAGAATGTAAAGTTACCAGGATTTAATACTTGTCCTGTGGTTGCTCTTATCTTCGTGATCGTGTCAACATATGTTGAGTTGATCGTAATTGTTTTAGATGCTGTGTCCTGAGATACTGTAGAGGATCCAGTTGCAGCAATTGTAATATCTCCAGTCTGTGCTGTACCACCAGTTCCAGACTTCACTGTTGTTATAGTATCAGCATCAGGTGCTGTACCAGATATTGTAATGACTTCACCAACTCTATTGATTGCTAGAGCAAGAGCATTAGATCCAGCAGGAACAGCAGCAGGAGGACCTACAGCGATACTGACATCATCATCTCCTTGTCCTGATCCACCAGCAGTTAGTCTAATAACTTTTGTATTATTATTGACACCATCTTGTGCACTCACAACGTAAGTGGTGTTGTCATTTGGTGTTGTAACAGATCCACCTAGAGCAATAGCAGCACCGTTTACTTGTATTGTGGAGTTTGAAAGAGCAGCGTTTGGTATGTTAGAGAGAGTATTAGCAGATCCAGAAATTACACATGAAGTAAAAGTTTTATTTTCTAAGACTTGGTTTTGTGTTAGATACACATCACCAGGTGTTCCCCATGAAACAACCGTACCGTTACTGGTAAGATATTTTCCTGCTCCTGTGTCACCACTTATGACTATATTGTTACCAGACAATTCTAAATTGTCACCAGAAATCAGTTCCTCAATCTTTTGAGAAACCGCATTTACTATTAACGGAAAACGATCTGCCATTTATCTACCAAATGTTACTACTGCTCAAGTTTATTTATGTGAT